CTCTGGACGGCTGGCGCTGTGTTAATCCTGGTTGCTCAGAGACCTATCACAGATCGGAGCTACACTTCCACCACGTCGTCCCCAGGGGAAGGATTAGAATAGACACGGAGGATAATGGTGTAACTTTGTGTCCTGTGTGCCACAGACTTGTTGAAGATAAGCTTTTAAAAATTGATTTTAAGAAAATAATTAAAAAAAGAAAGTTACAAATATAAAAACTGCTTGACAGTCCATTTCAAGGTTATTATTATCATCTCGTTTTCGCTTTCACCTCCATTCAGGGGCGTGGGGTAAAACCGGCGCCCCGAAGGGGTTTTATTGTTTCTATTCAGAGCTAAAGACCAAGATAGGCTAAATACCTGTTGTGCGGATTTAATTTCGCTTTTTACGGAAGTTATTAAGCACCGAGCTTGCAGAATCCTTAAAGGTAGGCGCGGTAAAAGAGAACAAAACGAGGCTTTCGATGCGAATAGATCAAAAGTCAAATACCCAAACAGTAAGCATAACAAAGTCCCATCTGAAGCCGTTGACGCCGCCCCCGATCCTATCCCCAAAAATTGGGGAGAAGTCCACTGGAAACTCATTCCTAAAAGACACAGAAAACAAATTAAAAGAGAAGTTAAAGAACTACATAAGTTTTATGAGTTCGCAGGATATATCAAGGGGATTGCTGACTGCAAAGGGATTAAAATACGGCAGGGCCACGATTGGGATGGTGACCATGAGTTTAGTGACCAAAGCTTTGATGATTTAATACACACAGAAACAAAAGAATAAAGAGCATTAACCCGGAGGTATTCTTACAAGGAGCTTAAAATGTGCAAAATTCTAAGCAACTTATTTAATAAACCGCCCAGCGCGAGCCAACCAAGCGTAGAGGTGGGTGGCAAATACGCTCTACTTGTTGGCATAAACAAATACAGACCTGATCTTAATTGCGATTTACGCGGGTGTGTAAATGATGTGGAACACCTAAGAACCGTCTTAATTGAACAATTCGACTTTAATGCGGATAATATTCGAGTAGTTACAGACGAAAGAGCAACTCACAATAATATTATAGACCGGCTGATATGGCTGGTGGACCATGCGAACAGTGAGCTTGTGTTTCAATACTCGGGACACGGTTCACAGGTAAGAGATAGGGATGGAGATGAGCTAAACGACGGGTTAGACGAAATCTTATGCCCCCACGATATAAATTGGGATCTACCGCTTACCGATGATTATTTATCCGAAATATTCAAAGAAATTCCTCAAAATTCATCCCTTACCTGCATAATCGATGCTTGCCATTCCGGGAGTATGACCCGGAACATCAATAATCCAACAAAACAACGGCCAAGATTCTTAACACCTCCCAGGGATATACAATTCAGAAGCGAATCAAAAGAGCTGCCTGTAAAGAAAATTGGAACCAGGGTGATAGAACTGAACCATATTCTATTATCGGGCTGCAGGGACGATCAAACATCAGCAGACGCTCATATAAACGACACCTGGCAGGGAGCTTTCACGCACAATTTAATCAAACATATTCATCCAGCTAAAAGTTGGAGCGATATTTATTCAGACGTTTTACTCGATATTGAGGCAGGAGGATTTACTCAGGTTCCTCAATTTAATGGCAAAAAGCTTAACGAAAGGCCAATGTTTGGTGGGATATAAGGCAAAACAAAAAGGGGGCATTATGTTTAACAAAAAGGGCAACATTGTGAAAGTGTTACTGATTTTAAGCATGACAATTTTTTTATTTACAGGCTGTGTCGGCATGAATACGTTTCTTGAATCAGAATCAGGGCAAGCCGTCATAGACCATGGTGGAATTATTGCCGGGGTGATGGTGGGCTCCAACAACTTGGACAAGATCGACGAAGTGGTTGAGATTTGCGACGCATATCTAAAAGCAGATAATGAAACCGTAAGCCAAGCCGCATTGGAGTACGCTGCTACTTATATTTTTAAAAATTACGGGCAGACTCAGCAAACCATGGTTGTCATGGCAGAAGTCCAAAAGCTGGTAGGTGTCTTTCTCAAAACTGACGGAACGCTTGGCTTTCTTGATAATTATAATCCGGTGCTATTGGGCAAATTCGTCTTTTCTTTCCGTAACGGGATGGCTATGGCTACACCGAGACAAATTAAATTTGTTCGTTGACGGAACGTGCTGATTATTCTTGGAACAAAATATAAACCCATAACAGGAGGATAGAAAAATGACAGGATGGAAAACAAAAGCCGGGTCGTTGGGTATTTTTTTAACTGGCGTCGTAATGATTATTGAAGGCGTTGTGGCAGATGTGGTTAATCCAGACAAAATGTATCAAGGTGTAATGGTATGTTTTGGAGCTCTTACAGCTCTTGGAATTGGTCACAAGGTCGAAAAGGCTGCTAAAAAATAATGCTGAGACAGTTAGGTATTAAATACGAAGGGCCAGAAGTCCCCCTACACGCTATCGAAGCTTTTTGGCGAGCAACTAAAGAGGAAATCGATAGCTGTGCAGGGGGCTGCGGTCCTGGTAAGGTAGGGGACTGGATTGTCCCTGATACAGTTTGGGGCGGATTAAGTATTAAACGGGCCTGACGGATTCATGATTTTGAAGTGGACGCGGGCGTCCCTAAAGCAATCACAGATACAAAATTTCATATAAACATGAAGATAATCATTTACAGTTGTACCAGATGGCGATGGTTAAAAAGTCTCAGGATCTCCCAGGCTGATTTTTATTATTTCATGGTTCATCATCTTGGTGATTACAATCGCGCCATAGATAGAAGCTGCAAAGAAATCAATTTTATGTAATTAAGAAGGGGAATCTATGCCAAGTGTTAAATCAGTTATGAAAACAACAACCGACTATTGGGCTAAAAAGCTCGGGTTAGACCGGGACGTCGAAAATCCTCAAAAAAGTAGAACGCTGCGCGAAGCAAGCAAGAAAAAACGGCAGGAAAGATACGGAAAAAGGCTCGGTCATAAAGTGGTCCGGAACCAGAGAAGAAAAAAGCAGCAGCTTAAGGAATCATACGGGGGGTAATTAATATGGGGTGGTTAATTTTATTTATAACTATCTGTTTTGCGCTGGCAGCTTTCAGCTATGCAAAACGGAAATGTGTCGGGAAATAAGCTAAAAACGGGCATACGTTACCATTGACCGGGGGGAGACAGTCCAGTACAGCGCATCTGAGGAAGGTGAAAAATGGACAAAATCAGTAAAAATAACAATAACATAGAAAGAGACACCTTTTGTGCCTGTGGGTTGGAGAATGAGTGGATACAGCTTGGCTTTTCTTGTGATGGTCCTTTGTGTTTTTGGGGCTGCCTGGAATGTTATAAGAAGAAGGCGGGGGAAGATTTGCGAGAGGCTATGAAGAAAACTACCACAAAACATGATGGAAGTTTGGTTATTCCACTTGGGAATTATGGGGAAGTTTAATGGAAAAAGGGTATTTGTCAGCAGAAGCCGGAAGGCTCGCGGGTGGCATTCCTCAAAGGACAGTACAATCTTGGACGGAGAAAGGGTTGATATCTCCAGACATTTCAGGGACAACAGGAACGGGCGACAGGCGTAGATATAGTGAGGCCAATATAAAAGAACTTGCAGAATATCGAATGTTTTTACAGGCGCAAAAGCAGTTAAGAAGAGAGTTTGAATCTAAAATGATTAGAAAAAAGACCGGAAAGTTGAGATTATGAAAGTTATTAAGGGCGGAAAAGACAAACCGAAACCAAAAGCCTCTCAGTACGATCACGATTGGGAAGCTATTGAAAATGATCTGCTAACCACAACCATGTCCGTCAGAGCGATAGGAAGGAAAAACGGAGTATCAGAAGGGGCTATCCGGAAATACATCAAAAAAGAAGGAATTGAGCGAGATTTGAGCCTAAAAGTAAAGGCCGCTGTTCGGAGCAAACTGGTACGCAACCCGGTACGCAAAAAGACACAAGTGCGCACCGATGCGAAAACTAAAATGCGTACTCAAAAACCGACCGAAAAGGAAATTGTTGAAGCGGCAGCAGAGGAAAACATTTCATTCATTCAAACCTGGGATGATCTTTTCCTGAAGACCGTTGAGGTTGGTAAGAAGCTAAAAGCTGAGATTTTTAAAAAGGTTAAGGTTAAGCTTGAAGCAAAGAACGGGAAAAGGGCGAGAACCATTACCCTTGACAAGTTAGATTCAAAGGAAAAGGCTACGGTTTATAATTCAGTGGTTAAAGCTGAAACGAGCGTGTTTGAGGCTATGAGAAAGAACCTGGGTGTTGATGAAACAGGAGGGTTGGAAGCGCCTGCAATCTTAACCGATTACGGAACAGGCGATTATGATGCGGAACTCAAGAGAAGAAAAACCGGAACCGATAGCGTATAGAGCAGAGCCAACAATATCTTGTTTTCACAGCTCAAACGCATTTGTAAGAAACATTAGAGGTCCAATAGGATCTGGCAAAACGGTAGGATGCTGTTTTGAGATATTTAAAAGAGGAAAAGATCAGATCCCATACGACAACATTCGAGCTACCAGGTGGGCGCTAATTAGAAACACCTACGGTGAGCTAAGGACAACCACTGTAAAAACATGGCTTGAATGGTTCGAATATTATACAAAAATAACATATTCTCAGCCCATAGAGGGGCTTTGTTCTTTGAAATTGTCTGACGGTTCTTTTGTGCGAATAGAACTATGGTTTATTGCACTGGACCAACCACGGCATGTGAAGAAGCTTAAATCGTTGGAGCTAACCGGTGCGTTCCTGAATGAAGTTTGTGAAATAGACAAATCCATTCTTGATATGTGTACCGGTCGTGTAAACAGATATCCAGCGAAGCGCCGAGGCGGTCCAACGTGGAGTGGAATTATTACAGACACAAACGCAATGGATGACGATCATTGGTATTATGAGCTATCAGAAGAGAACACTCCGATAAATTGGGAGTTTTTTACTCAGCCGCAGGCTTTATTAAAAACAGACGATGTGTCGAAAATCCCTCGGGCAATTCCCATGGTAAAAGCAAGAGAAGGAAAAAAAATCTTTTACTATTACCAGAATCCACTTGCAGAAAACGTGGACAACCAACCAGCAGGAGTCAATTATTGGTTAAATCAAGTCCCAGGGAAGACTCAAAACTGGATTAATGTATATGTTCTCAATAAATATGGAACCGTATCGTCGGGCCGGCCGGTTTATCCGGAATATGACGATGATACCCATTGTGCAAAACAAAACATTAAGCCGGACAAAGAGTTCGGAATTATATTTGGGTGGGATTTTGGGCTAACTCCTGCTTTTACTATTTTACAACTCGTTACTAATCAGTTGCGGATTATTGACGAGCTGTACGTTCCTATGCACGCTTCTATGGGAATCAGACAGTTTGCCAGGGATGTTGTTAGACCGTATGTGCTTAAACATTATCTTTGGTGGATAAAAGAAGCGGAAAGAACCGGTCAGGAATTGGTCATGTCGAGCGGAGACCCTGCCGGTAAAATAAGAAGCCAAACGGATGAAGTAACGTGCCTGCAGGTTTTAAATGAGATTTTTAAAGAAGAGGGGATTGTTTCAAGACCAACTCACACAAATTCGACGATTGCGAGGCTGGACGCCGTGCAGAAGTTTTTAATTAATTTTCCGGACGATAATCCAGCTTTCCTATTATCGCCAAAATGTAAATTTTTAAGAAAGGGTTTCAGGGGCCGCTGGACATATGAAAGAATACAGATCGGTGGAGCCGAAAAAAGGTATAAAGACAAACCTGACAAATCTATTTATTCCCATATCCAAGAAGCAGCTCAATATGGAGCTATGAGAGCAAGAGAAGTTATGTATAAGGTTGACGAAGAAAAGGAAGATCGAAGCAAGCATATAGAAAAGCGGAAAACTTTGGACAATATTGGCCAGGTTGCATGGTCAGAACTTGACGAAATCAGGGAGAAATTAAACGAAGAGGAGGATTATTACTAATGGCAAAAGGAACACCAAAAAGAGACGGAAGCGGCAAAGGGCGTAGGGCCAACCAGGGACGTGGAGGTTGTAAACCAACACAAAAAAGCGGAAAGGGGAAGAAATGAGTATAGAGATAATCATACTTTCCGGAATTATCATTTTCCTGGTGATATTAAACATTATTGAAAAATGGCAATTCACCAAAAGGGAGAGCGACCTGTTTGACCGATTAATGGCTAAGTCTCACGATGATTACGCTGCAAACAAGGTAAGGATGTCAACCATAAAGAAAAAGCCACAGCACCTTGGGGATGTAAGCAAGCCCGAAGAGGTTGTCTTTCCGGTGGATTAAATGGTGATTATGGTGATTACGGTAATATATTTAGTTGGGTTTATAGTCTCCGTCTTTATTTTAGCGAGGGTTGGGCATCCAAAAACCGGAAAATACAAAGATATGTTTTCGTCTGATTATAGCGGGAAAGCGTGTCGGACATATGGTGAACTTTGGGTGCTTTCTTTTTTAGATTCAACGATGTGGCCATTCTTGCTTGTTGTATATCTTATTGAAAACACAAAAGAAATAGACTTGGTGGATTAAATGAAAACATTTCTTATAAGGCTTGAGAGGTATAGCACACTGGAAGAGGTTGAGTGCGGAGCGTGGTACAAAAAGGCAAAAAACATACTTGTGCAATGCAAAGACGAGGGTTGTGTCGATAGTGAAATTAAAAAATTTAAAACAAAAGAGCCTGAACATAAAGACTATAAGTGTGTCGATATTCAAGACTGGGATGCGCTCGGGCAGGCTCAAACAATGGCGAATATGCAATGGATACTAAACGCAACGTCACCATAAATGCTTGTTTGTTAAGCATTATGATAGTCTTGGTTTTTTCCTGGTCTTTGGCAAGCGCTCAAGACTATTGCACAAAGAAAAAGATCAGGGAGTTTAACAGCCTGTATCATCCCGAAAAGAGATATCACAGGCGACCATTGCCTTACTATCCTGTCATTATAGTTGTTGAAGAGCCAAGAGAAACCGACAGGGAAAGACGGTCCCGCGAATGGAGAGAAAGACCGTTTAGTAGGGAAAGATATTCTGAGCAGGTAATTATTAATGACGACAAGAATAGGGAACAGGAAAAATGAATCTAAGAACAGCAATGAAACGGTTTAAAAGCTTTTACGGAAACAGGAAAGATCCTAAAAAGCTAAAAAGAGTTTACCGTAAGCGTAAACACGTTTTAGCGGGAAAATACGCGCGGGTTAGATGGAAAAAAAGACAGCGCGAAGAAAGGGACCGGGCTTGGAATGATCGTCCTTTTAGCCGGGACCGAAGATCAGAAGCAGAGAAGCCAGCAAAAAAGAAGAAAAAGGTTGATAGCTTTCGAAGGCCGACAAGGGGATGGTTCGATTGAGAGGCAATAAAGCTAAGAGAATTCGCAGAGATACATACGGTCACTTGTCAATCCAGTTAAAGCATTACGCCAGGTTACAGTCTGGTCAGGTTGTTTGTGTCGGGACGAGGGCTAAATATTTAAAAGCAAAGGAAGGTAAATGAAACTATATTATTTTTCATTCGAGGGAGGATGTTACATGGCAGACGCCTGTATCATAGCTAACAGTGAGGAAGAAGCTGAAAAGTTCTTAAAATCCCAAGAGTTTGCGAACGTGCCACAACCCCTTGAAAGGGTAACGCTTACTTTCAAGTGCGATGTTCCAAAGAAAGCAATGGTCGTAACTTTTCACGATGGGGATGTTTAATGAAAAAATACTCCAACATAATAGCAACTATCGTTTCTCTTATCGTTATATCCGGCGCTGGATTTACCGCTGTGTCTCATTTTGCTAAAGCTGACGACCTGAAAAAGTTAGAATTAACGGTAAATTATGGCTTCCTTGAGGTTAGGGCAAAGGCTTTACAGGAAAGAATGTGGGATCTGGAAAAACAATATGGAATAGCTAAAAGTTTATGGCCTTCGCATGTCATCACGGAATACATGAAACTCAAAGAGGAACGAGAGGCAATATTAAGAAAACTGGATATTATTTATACAGAGCAGCAAAGGAAGGGCAAGGGCTAAATGCCATATAAAATAAGAAAAAAAGGCAATAAATATCGAGTAACAAGCCCCCATGGTGTAAAAGCTAAAGGAACGACGTTACGAAAAGCTCATAAAATGGTACGATTGCTAAACGCCGTCAAACACGGCTGGGAACCTACTAAAAGGAATCGCCGATGAATAAGAAAACAGACAGAGAAGATAAACTTTCAGACGGATATGTGATAAGAACGGTAGAAGATTTCTTTAATAACGATCAGGACATATCAACTCAAATGCTTCATAAAGTCGTGTTCAGGAACATTCTTTATTATATGGGCGAGCAGTGGATGGATTGGGTCAAGTCTGAACAGATTTTCAGGCGCAGTATAAGGCAAATATCTGTTCCAACTCCGGTATCGAATATTATAAGAGACTATGTTCGATCCATGAAAGCCCTGATATTAAACAAAGACTTTTCCGTTACGATATGGCCCAACAGTGACAACGCCGATGACGCCGAAGCTGCAAAACTTGGTGAGCTGCTGTTGTCCGATATGGAATCGGCGAATGATGAAGAATTCCTTGACGAAAAGGAAAAAGCTGCGATGTGGACAGTTTTGGCCGGCACTACGTTTATGAGAACCTTCCCTGAGCTTGATCGTGGAGAATGGTATCTTGACGCCAATGGAGATATGGCCAGGACCGGCGAAATTGTCACAGAAAGTGTTCCAATATTTAATGTTGCTGTTGATCTTATGGGCGACAAGCTGAACCAAAAAAGATGTATCGGCGTCAAATCAGTTAAACCGCGAGAATGGGTTGAGGATACTTTTAAAGTAATCCTATCCACAGACGAGGAAGAGCAGGCTACCAACTATCAGAAAAAATTAATGAAAATGGTTGGGAGCGTATCACCATGGAAAGGTGCTGGGCTTGAATCTTTAACCGATATTGAAGATGATGATATGGTTGTCTTTAAGGAAATCGAATATAAACCCGACCTTCAGTATCCAAATGGAAGATTTGTGGCTGCATGCTGTGGTCAAGTTTGCTTTGCTCACGATAAAATGCCAATTCCTATTTTAGACGGCAAGTGGGAATACTCGCTCACAGATTTCCATTATTATTATGTTCCTGGGCGGTTTTGGTCTGATGCGGGAGTAAACGATCTTATCAGTCCTCAGAACACAATAAACCAGATCGATCAAGCTCTTGAAATTAACCGGAAATCACTTGGCCGAAACATGGTTGTCCTTGGGTCTGATGTTGAAATACAGCGTTTAACTAAGTTCGGAGAACACTTGCTCGTCTTAAAGTATGACGCCCTGTTAAGCGGTGGGGCAAAACCAGAATTTAAGCAAGGCACTCAACTTCCCAATCAGATCCTCGATGAAAGAAACATTCATAGGCAGGTTGCCCAAGACGCAGGCGGAGATCCAAAAAGCGTAATGAAGGGTCAAGCTCCAAGTACTCAGGCGTCTGGTGTTCTTGTTGACACACTCAGGGAAGCCGCAGAACAGGGACACACCCCGGATGTTATGAGGTTTTATCGTGGGATTAAAAGAACAAAGAGAAAAAGCCTTATACTCGCGAAATATACATACACTGAAGAGCGAATGATTAAGGTCGCCGGTAAAGGCAAAAGAATTGAAATAAAATCTTTTGTTGGTGCGGACTTGAGGGATAATACTGACGTAAGGCTCGAATTAAGTTCAGGAATAGCCTCTACGAAAACAGGCCAGGTCCAGATGTTCCTTAAATTAATAGAGTCTGGGTTCTTTTCAATGGATTCACCAATAGAACCCGAATTCAGAGAAGAATTAATGCGCCGCATGGGGCTTTCCGGGTTTAGCGACAAAACTAATACCGACGTGCAGAGAGCCCAGAGCGAAAACTCCTTGCTTTCTCATACTGATGAAGAAAACACCTACGAAACAACTGTCGTAAAAACTCCACAAGGGGAAAAAGAAATTGACTTTATTCCAGGGATATTCTTAACCATGAACAATCCAATGGCAACGCCTGAAAATCCACAAGATTCTATTGTTTTAAGTCAAGACCCGATGTTTAAGTTTGACGATCATATGATTCACTATGGCGTCCACAGGGAAAAGATTTTAAGCCCTGAATTTAAAGATATGAGCCCGGATGCTCAAGCTATCTTAATCGGCCATACTGATATCCACCACTTGATGATGCAAAGGCAAGCGGAGGAAGAAATGCAGCGAGAAGCAGCTATGGAAGAACAAGCTGGAGGCGAAGAAGCGCGAAGATGAAGAATTATGATTGGAAGCAAGTTTGATTAAAAGGGTTGACACTATTACAAAAATATGCCATATGACAGAAGAAACAAAAACATTACTTAGATTAATTAAAAGAGCAGCGCTATTCCTTGTTTCGCTCATCGAGCGCATGGAAAAAGGGGAGAAGGTTTAAAATGAAGCAATAAAATAAAAATATTATAATATGTGCCACCCTGAAGCCTCCACCTGAACGCTACAGGGTAAGCCGAAAACGCGTAAAGCCTCATCGGATAAATTTCTAAACAATTTTTATCTGGTGGGGCTTTTTTATTCACAACACTTATGTAACATATTCACAAGTTGAATCTGTGGCATGAAACGGAGGAATTATGACGGAAGAAATAAAAGATGAAACAACAGAGGTTATTGAGACTACACCTGATGATGACAAAGCCAAAGTCGTCAAAGATGACAAAAAGGACGACGATAAAGGTGCATTACCGGATGTGGACGAGAAGACAGACGAGAAAACTCAGGCGGTACAAAGCATTTTGGATGAGTACGATATCGACTCACCAAAGCAGCTTGGAGAGTTTTTAAAAAACCTGTCAGGACTCAAAGACCAACTTGGCGATGTTGATCTTGAAGAGTTGAAGAAAAACTCAGCTTTACTCAAGAAATATCAAAAACATTGGGCAAAAGAAGAGGAAGCCAAAAAGGAAGATGGTGAAACACCGGAAGAAACTATCGCGAGGCTGAAAAAACAAAACGAGCAACTGGATAGAAAACGGCGTGACGAAGCTGAAATGTATGAAAATGCTGAGGCAGACAAGCGCGCATTAAATAATTTCAATTCAACCGTTACAAAAGCCGTTGACGCTTTGAGCGTTCCTTCGGCAATGCGTCCATTTCTATTAAAGGCGCTGGGTGTCAACAACGAAATCAACGAAGTTGACATGAGCGATAAGGTTGGAATTAAGCGGATAACAAAGGCTGCTTTTAAAGATATGAAAGAATTGCAGCAAGCTTTTATTAAAGATTATCTGAAAGGTAAGACCGAAATACCTAAGATTTCAACATCCGCCGGTACACCCTCCGACAAGCCCGTAACAATAACGAAAAAAAACGCAAGGGCTATTGCAATCGAGAGGCTAAAGGGCCTCATAAAAAAATAGCCCAGGAGGAATATTATGGCTATTGATTATATAGACTTAACAGCGATAGACGATACTTTAAAGTATGTCTATGGAAACATGATCGAAAATCAGTTCGCTGATGAAACAACTACCTACAACCTATTCCCGAAATCGGACAGAAGCCCTAAAGGTTTGGGGTACGAGTTCGGAATAAGGTATGCAAGAGGCCAGGGTGTCGGTGGAGTTGCTGAGAGTGGCAGACTTCCTGACCCGGTTGTGGGTAAATTCGATAAAGGGCGAATCACACCTGCTTATATTTATGGTTCGATTCGATTGACAGGTCCAGCGATTTACGCGGCCAAGGGTGATGTGGCGGCGTTTGTTGACAGCCTGGCAGATGCGGTTGACGATATCTACCAGAGCATTATCGTTGACCTTAACAGAATGGCCTGTGGCGATAGCCATGGCAAGCTGGCGACCTTGTCAGCTACTTCGGACACACTTTCAGTCACAGTAGAGTGGACAGGCACGTTTGATGATAAGCTTGGAGTTTCAAGATGTATTCCGGGCATGATTGTCGATTTTGACGAGGCTGGAACGGTTGATATTACCTCCTCTGGTAGCCGAATTGCAAGTATCGATCCCGCCACCAACATCATTACTTTTGAAAAGAACGATGGCACCTATAACGCAAACCATCCGCTTGGTGCTTCATACCAGGGTTCTCAGAGCGCGGCCACCGTAGCAAGCGGTGCTGTGATGGTTCGGATAGGTGCGAGGGCAGCTTCATGGACCACCGCCTCAACTCCAAAAGAAATGATGGGTCTTGAGGGTATCTATGACGATGATACTCTGCTTGCATCGTTCGAGAACATCGATTCAGGCACTTACCCCGAATGGCAGGGTAATGTACTCGGCAATTCCAGTGTCGATAGAGAACTGAGCATGAATCTCATGCTTCAGTGTCTTGACCTTACCAGAACCAAATCCGGCGCGAAAGTCAATATTATCAGAATGGGTCTTGGCCAGCGAAGAAAATACGCTAACCTGCTTATTCCTGATGTTCGTTTTGCACCTACCAAGTTGGAAGGTGGATACGAAGTGCTTTCATTCCAGGGTGGTGACGGTTCTGTTAAGATGGTAGTCGATCCGGCAGTAGCACCAGGAAAGATATTTTTTGAGCCTAATGGAGCGATTAAAAAGTACGAGATGGCTTCGCTTGGCTGGGGGAATATTGATCCAGGTATGCACCAGAGAGCAGGGTATGATGAATATGATAGGTTTATCAGGATTTTTACTCAGTTGGGTACAGAGCAGAGAAACTGCTTAACCTGCCTGACCGATCTGACCGAACCTTCATTATACACCTAAAAATTAACTTTTAGCCAATCTCTCCGGGGAAACCCGGAGGGGTTCTCTTAGTATCCTCGAAAGAGGGGGAAACTAAAACAAGGAGAATTAAAATGATTAAAGACAGAAACGTAGCGTGGAATCGGAAAAGAGTGTTTTTACCGTGTTTTAACATGATGGGTCTGCTCGCTGACGCTGCTCAGGGGACAGGTGCTCCGGCAATGGCGGCGGACCCTCTTGCCGCAAGTGAGCTTGTGGGGCTTTTAATACACGACGCAGGTGATGAAATTTACACCGCATGGCCATTACCCTGGGATTTTGATCGAAAAGAGCCGATAAGGTTCAGGCTGTGGTTTACTCACAGCTCAACAGACACAGACGACCCGGATTGGGTTGTTTCTTATAAGGCTATTGAGAAACAAGCCGCAGTTACAGACGCAAAATCAAGTGCTGACGAAGATATGGCTTTTGCAGCAAAGGCTGTTTCTGCTACTGCGAGTGCTCTTGAAATTCTTGATTGGGAAGAAAGCGTATCCGACACCAAGATAACAAGCGCAGATAAAGCATTAATGCTCGCGATTGAGTGCAACGGTCTTGGAAGCGCAACGGGAGACGAAATCTGTTTGTGGGGTCTTGAAATCGAATACACGGTTGGGGCGACTCTGGATAGTAACAAGAGAGACATAACCCGCGACGGGCCGGTGAATTAATGTATCAACCAGACAGAGTGTTTATGCAAGACCTGAAAGCCTTAGACAGTCGTTTAGGTTGCAGGTATGAAACATCTCACGGTCATTTCGTTGTTGACTATAAAAGAGCGCAAGGGCAGCCGGTTCCTATTTTCATGGTGAAGGGCGATAAGGACGAGTTCAGACAACCGGATAAGAGGGATTTAGACTTTCTCAAGTCCGGAGATCTGACAAAAGAGGATATGGAAACTAAAATCCAAAAGTCTGCTCTTTATATGGAGAAAGTAAGGGAAAAGAGTCGAAAAGATGCTGCGGACAACATCAGGGGCGCTACGAAAGACGGTAAGATACAGCTTGCAAACACTATGTCGAGAATTGCCGGAGGTGGAAAGGGTAATTCCGCTTTCCGGCGCATAAAAACTAAAACTAAAGGGAAGGTATTTTAGGCTCCTTGGAGCGTTTTCGCCTCCTTGACATAGGTCGGGTTTGAAGCTGATGTAGCCTTCAAGCCCGGCCACACACTAACGCCTTTATTAATGGTCTGACTCAGACATTATTTAAGGGAAAGGAGATAATTATGAGTACAGTTTTATTTAATCCGACAAACGAAGAATTAAAAGCGCAGCATCAGGGTGTAGATGTGATTTTAGCTCCATACCCTGAAAGCGGGCATGTTTTAAAGGTTGATGACGCAAGGGCGAGGCATATTTTAAATATTCTGGCTCCTCGCGGACTTACTACGTTAGAATATGGCGATGACAGAGACAGTGGCGCTAAAAAGAAAACAAAAGCGGAAAGCGGCAGGGAACGAAACAAAGCTTTTAAAAGAAAACAGGTTATTGATTTTAATCAGCTTAACATAGCAAACAAGATGGGAAATCGTGACTATTTGCAGCCTTCGCAACAGCTTAAAGATTACGCTGACGAAATAGGCATAAAGCTTGAGCAACCTTACGCACCGCCCGACGAAGGCAGAGAGAAGCTTAGTGGGCTTATGGATAAGGTTCGGAAGAAAGACACGATGATTAAAGAACAGGGGCAGCAGATTACCAATCTCGGAAACCAAGTATCGACTTTGAGCGATCAAGTTTCGACACTTTTAAAGACTTTTCAGCAACCGGATAAGGGGCTTGCCGAGCCCTCCGGAAAGACTACCGTTAAACCCGTTGACGATGAAATGCTTAAATTCAGGACACTTAACAAGCCACAGTTCAAGAAATGGTTTAATAAAAACTTTGACAATTTGCAAGAATATCCCGACGAGATTCAGGATGAAGTAAAGGTTAGATACGAAAAGTTGTTCGAGACGCCCTTCCCGGAGTCTGTGTCGGCATAAAAAAGTGAGGGTTCTATGGGAACATATGATAATTGTTACGATATCATTGCCGATGTCAGGCGTGATATTAACGAATACAGTGTCGCTTATGTCCAGGGCGCCGATATAGGCGCCTTCTCAAACGAATTAATAACCCAAAAAATAAACTTAGCTCAAAATTTCTTATACAACCTGCTTTTCAACAGAAAACCCCACTATTTCCGCAAAGAAATTTCTCTTACCGCTGTCGATTCTGCCTTCGCTCTTCCAGCCGATTTTGCAGATTTAGAATGGTTTAAGGACGAAAACGGAACGCAGGTGTATCCGATGAAGATAAATGAAATTATGCCTTCTGGAGTGTCTGAAAATTTGTATTACAGAAAAGGTAATGAGCTTATCTTGGAAAAGTCTGGATCTACAAAAACATATACTCTGTTTTATAAATGGAAACCCCGCAAAATCTTTTCCGGAAAGTCAACCGCTGGCGCTGCCAACTCGATTACATTCCCAATAGAAGCCTCTAAACTCATTGATTTTTATAATGATATGATAATAGAGAATATCACTCAGGATTGGGTTGATACTATTTCAGACTATACGACGGGAAGGGTCGCAACGATAACGGAAACCGCTGCCAAAGATGATTATTTCGGTCTTGTTTCAGAGCTTCCGAGCGTGTTTCATCATCTTTTAGCTCCCAGGGCTTCAATGTTGCTTAGAGCTTCAAGTCCAATAGGCCAAAATAAGGTTGAAAAGTCAGAAATAACACTTTTCCAAGAAGATCTTGTCGAAACCTTCAGAGCATACGCTGGCTCAAGTAAAGATGCCAATATGCACGAAATCTTTACAGATTATAACTTAACCGGTCCGTCATCCGGTATTATGTGGTAGGTGAAAAATGCTTACTCCCTTAACACCAATTAAGGCGCAACCGGTTCAGGGTGGTTGCGTTACCGTAAGAAACGCAGCTCAACTGCCGTTTGGATCATACTCTATGGTTCAAAACGTGAGAGGCAAACATCCAAACTTTATTAAACGCCCAGGGCAAAGAAAATTACACACTTCTGCAGATGGCGTAAACGAGGTTCTTTCCTTATACCAATTCAGAAAATCAAGAGTTGACGAAAAACACCTATTTGCACAAATGTCAGACGGCGACATACTCGAAGCTACTAACGACCCTCCGACAATAACCACTGGAGCTTTTGGAAACGAGGCTTTTGATGGCGGAATTAATCAAATCCCAGCTTCATGGTCAAATGTCGGCGATAAAATGCTAATGGCGAATGGCGTTGATCAGCACAAAATCTATTGTGGAGACAGCAGCTTTGTAGAAAAATTTATCGTTTATAGAAACATTGAGGATGAGGTTGGCTTACCATCAGGCGGTGAAGACTTTACGAAAGAGATTTCAAACGTAAGAGATGATGTTGCGATTCTTGACGCTTTAAAGGGGTTTGTTGATGGTGACTGCATTTATATAAGGACTCCTTCTCCCATTAGCGGGTTTTATATAGAAGTTGATGCTCCGAACACCAATGCTACCGTTATGTCTATACATTATTGGAGAGGAGAGTGGAATTTCTTATCTTGGCTTACCGATGGTACATTCTCGGCAGGCGCATCTTTAGCTCACAGTGGGTACGTATCGATTGACACAGAGAAAGAAACGCAATCCGATATATATTCAAAATACCAATTAGGGTCCTGCGGGTATTGGTATCAAATGAGATTTTCGCAGCCTTTGAGCGCTACCGTAAGACTTAAAAAGGTCACATTCCAGTCTGAATTTCGTTCCATTGCAAATGTTTGGGATGGGGTTTCTGTGTATGCCGTTGAGTGCCAGGTAGAAAGTGCTGAAAATCAAACATGGGAGCTATACGGTTCGGGGGCTGTTGAGATTGGTGATTTGCCATCTGGATCAAAGCTGATGGTAGCCTCGGCTGATCCTGTTGAGGGTATCTATTTTAATATCGGAGGTACACCGAATATTGGCTCATCACTTGCAGCTATAAAGTATTGGAACGGAGAGGCTTTTGTTTCTGTTGGGGAGGTCGTTAACGGAACAGACCAAACCCCAATGCAAAATAGCGTCTTGAGTAATTCCGGATGGATGACGTTTGGCAGGAAGTCAGCAGCGCAACCCACACAGTTCCAGTCAGCCGATTTCCATGCTTACTGGTACGAGGTTACGTTTAGCGGGCAACTCAGTTCTGATATAGTCGTTGAAATCCGAACAATGCCTTATTTTGACATAACAGAGCTCGGGATTAGCCAGTGTAATACAGTGTGGAAAGACAGAGCCGTTTACACTTTTGATAAATATGGTTCTTATTTATACATAACATCGCAGGGAAAGCCTCTTGTTCTCAACGGGACCGAGTACGGCATTCTAAGAGCAGGCGACGGGCGAAACAATAAAGTGGTTGCCATGCGGAGCTATAAAGATTGGTTGATGGTGTGGCAGCAGGAAAAAGGGGTCGAAGGTGGCTGTGTGACGATCTTTTCAGGCTATAACCCGGCTTCTTATCAGAGAACCGTCCTATCTACCAGGATAGGTACAATGAATTCAAAATCTGTCGCTGTTGTCGAAGGCGTTAAGACGGCAACCGCAGACAAAGCAACAGCCCTCGAAGAAAAAATCGCAACCCTTGTCTTTTTTCTTTCAAATAACGGCGTATGCGTATCAAACGGACATACGATTTCAATAATATCAGACGATATCCAAAACTATTTCGACGCTTCAAAAGAAGAGTGTATCCGTCGCGGATACGAAGACAAAATGTGGCTTACTTATGATTCTGCATATGGAGTTTTAAGGATCGGTCTTGTTTCTGGATCACTGGCAACAAAAGCAAACATATTTCCAGTATATGACCTGGCTGACGGAACATGGTCTTTTGATGTTTCCGGCCAAAAGTTTGCCTGTCTTACCGAAATTGAAGCCGGGTCAGGTAATATTCCGACTCTTCAAATAAGCGGAGGACAAGAGGATGGAACTATTTACCAGTCAAATTATGGCCTTAACGACGTTGACAAAGCCATCAGCACATATGCACAGCTTGAACTTAACTATAATGGAGAAGTGATAAATCTGAGAGAATTCTTAATCAGATTCGGAGCAATGGACTATGGAGAGGTTCTTTTAGAGTTTTTAAGAAATAATGTGCACGAAATGTATAAAACCGTGTCTATGCTTCCGGAAAATCCAGGGCAAATCATAAAAAGAAAACGATTCGGCCTGAATATAACTGATCAGAACATATCCATTAAAATAAGCTGCGGAGAATACAATACCGAAATGAATTTGATTGAAATAGGTATGCTTACAAGCGTTTGGAGTGGAAGATGAAAAACTGGAAAACTCAGTTTATTGAATGTAAAGAAATCGAGGTTAAGCCTGGTGGTAAAATAATACTCCCGGCTATTCATGGAATAAAAATAAAAAGGGAGAAAAGCCATGCCCGGAGCGATAGAAGAAACAGCAATAGAGCAAAGTAGTTTCAAGGTTACAGCAACCTTTTACGACGAGTCTGGTAATGCCGTTGCTCCCGATACGATGACATGGACGCTAACGGACGAGGGTGGGTCTGTTGTAAACAGCAAGGAGGATATTGTTATTACAACTCCGCAATCAACCGAAAATATTTTACTGCAAGGCGATGATCTCGCTGTTGACGGAAACGACCCGGTTAAAAGAATAGTAACTTTTGAGGGTACTTATACGTCCTCAGATTTTGGAGCCGGACTGCCGCTTATAGATGAAAGCGTTTTCACCATAAAGCCAATCACAATAATTTAGGTGTGTAAATGACACATTACTATGTAGATAGCAATACGGGGTCGAACGGGGATACAGGTTTAACCCAAGCCTTGGCATGGGCTACCATAGAATATGCTGTTGAATCTGGAAGTTTAGTTGCTGGTGATATTGTGTGGATAAGAAGAATCCATGCTGAATATTCTGGAGCTCCAACTTCTAATATAGTACCTGCGTATAGCGGAACAAGACTCAATCCAATTAAATTGATTGGGTGGCCAAGAGCAGCTCTTCCAAACACAACTATTACAGCGGCAACTTGGGTAAATGGAAGCACAACCGTTGATTTAGTAGTTGGTGTAACTCTTAGTAGAGAAGCTCACTGTGGAAGATGGATAACTGCCCCTAATGGGAATAAGTTTCTTATTACGCAGATAACCGATTCAAATACTTTGATAATTGATAGAGAATATTCTGGTGCAGGTGTTTCCTCAACAAATGGTAAGTTTCAAATAGAAGCTGATGAAGATCATTCAAGCCGTCCAGCAGATGTTGATGGCTGGGATAGTGACGCAGATGACCTTCCTGTTGTAGATTTTCAAAGTGCAGCTTATTATTATCAAATGAATGTAGATTTTAACATACTAAAGAATATAGAGTTTAAAAACTCTGGAACTTTTGTTGTTGTAAGTGTGTCATATGGTGGTATAGTCGGGTGTCTTCTTTCCTCCACTTATAATGGAGCACTTATTTATCCAAATTATAGTTTTATGGATAGATGTATAGTTACAGGTTCAGGAAGTGGAGGTTCTCAAATTGGCATATCTGGGTTGGCAACTCGTGTTAGTAATTGTGCTATTTATAATTGTGGTAGTTATGGTTTTCAGGGAGGAAGTTCATACCTTGAAAATGTGAATATTGGAGTAGAACAAGTTAATGTGGGTGCTGATATAGCGCTTATGAATGGCCACCAAAATATCTATGGTAGAGATATAAAGCTCGGAAGTGCTACACCGTTTAGTCATAATTTTATGCCAAGTATTCTTCCTCATAGTCTTAGAGTACAGATTGAAAACTACCAAAAAATACTTGGCAACCATAAAACTTTCCGTGGGGTTCAAACTCTTACCAGTAAAGATGTTGTAGCTGGCTCAGGAGACCCGTATAAAAGAACTGATGGAGCAGATAAAATAATAGAAGTAGATTGCAGTGTCAGCGCTACATACGGAGCTTCTATTAAAGAGCGAGCAGTTGTAATCTTTGAGCATGAATTTGAAACAGACACAACAAGCAAAGCCTACAGATATTATATTAACTGTAAAGATCTGTCTCTCACTGCTTCGGAACTCTGGCTTGAAGTTGAGTACGTAGACTCCTATGATGATACAAGTGAGTATACGATAACCAAGGAAGAATCAGATGAAACCTGTGCCCTTCGTGGAAGTGTCTCTGACTGGACTCAATATATAGAGGTAACTGGCATAGCTCCTGCAGTTGCTTCAAAAGTAAGAATAAAATGCTTTGTAGCTAAGTATGATGTAGATGGTTATATCTATATCGACCCCCTGGCGGTGGTGTCATAGTGGAATACGATCTTGAATATTACGAGCGCACATTGCTCTTAAATAGCTCGACGGCTGAAAAAATATCCAATATACGGTGGGATTGGGTTAAATGTGCTGATGCAAAAACCGCACTCGATTACGGGTCCGGTGTCGGCTGGTTTAGAGCTTTCAGGCCGCCTGGGACAGAAGTTGATACATGCGATATAGGTGTTGCCCCGCAAACAGGAATTACAAGGGATGAATACGACCTTATAACGCTGTGGGACGTTTTAGAGCATGTATTGGAGCTCGGAGTAATAAAAGTTCTTTTACAGCAAGTTAAGTGGGCGGCTGTTACTGTTCCGGTGCTGCCTGATGGCAAATACCTTCATAAGTGGAAACATTATAAACCAGGCGAGCATATTCGATATTACACAGAGGAATCGTTGGTTTATTTTTTCAATAATAGTGGATTTGAGCTCGTTAAAAGCGGATATCCGGAGTGTCCACCCAGGGAAGATATATTTTCTGCATTATTCAGGAAAAATTAGTGGAAAAATTAATAATAAAACATGGCCTTGATATTGGCGATACAGCAATGCTCACCATTGCGGTCAGAGATTTACACTTAGCACATCCTGGTAAATACGAAACAGACGTTAGAACCAGGTGGCCGGATCTGTGGTTAAACAATCCATATGTAACTAAAGGAGAAGGGGGCCGAGAGTTAGATATAGGATATCCGCTAATCCAAAACCCGGGGTCTCAATCGTTTTCTGATGGGTTCAGGCTGGATCTGGCCGATCAGCTCGGTGTTGATATTCCATTTACGTCAATGAATATCGATTTACACCTGAGCCTTGAAGAAAAAAAGCGCAATATTGTTAATGAGAAATTTATGTATTCTGGAAAATATTGGGTTCTTAACGGCGGGTATAAGGCAGATGCAATCCTGAAATATTATCCATTTTGGCAGGAAGTTGTTGATTTACTAAAAAACGACATACAGATTGTCCAGGTGGGGTCAAATTCCGACGTTCACACTGAGCTTGAGGGTGTTATGAGCCTTGTGGGGGAAACAAGCCTAAGAGAGCTTATACAGATTATTTATCGGTCAGAGGGCGTTCTTTGCCCTATTTCATGCCATTTTGTTTTAGCAACAGCCTTTAATAAGCCTGCGGTTATCGTTGCGGGGGGAAAGGAGCCTCCAAGATGGCAAATGTATAATTATCATAGATATTTGTCTGTAAGCGGGTGTCTTCCGTGTTGTATAAACGGTGGATGCTGGACGGCTAAATATCAAGATTGTAAGTCAAGGGTCGGAGGGGTCCCGAAATGTTTTGCAATGATAAGCCCGAATGAGGTTGCGAGAAATGTAATGTTATATTATAATGGTGGAGCTTTAACCCATTAATTCAAAGGTTATGTAACATATTCGCATAGCGACTATATTGCATGACGAAAGGAGAAACCATGGAAACAGAAAAACCGGTTGTAAGATTAGAAGCAGCTCTTAAAAAGGCAGAGGACACGGCAAAAGAGATTATTAAAAAGATTGAGGAGCCAAAACTTACGGCAACAGAACAAGTCATTAAGGACATGAACGAAAAAATAGAAGAAGCGGAAGAAAGCGGAAGCTATTTTGTGGCAATAACCCGAAAAGAAGGCGAGAAACTACTTCATTGGCAGGGTCGAATTAATTTTCCGAAGGATGATTGTGCGCACAGCCTGAGAGAACAGTTAAAGCTTGCGCCGTCGATTTTTAAAAACAAAACGGGGAATGTTCGCAAGTTCGGACCTTCTAAGCCTGGAGGATAATGAAATTAATAACAGACTACGACCAGGCCAAAGTATCTGATTATCTTATAAAAGAATCACCAAAGAAAGTATGTCTTATATTTTGGCATGGTCTTGGTGACGTTATTATGTTTATGTCCCCTCTCTCAGAGCTTAGGTCACTTTTTCCGGGGACACAAATTGACATAGCCCTTCAAGATGGAGTCGGCCAAGAAGATTTATTCCCAAAAGGGTTGTTGATTACCACGCCCAACGAACCGATAGAGGGTTACGACTACACCTTTCAAATTCACTTCCCAATGTCTGAACATTTAGCTGGCGCCTATACCAAACAGGGTTGGTGCTGCGTTCAAGAATTGGGAATCGATCCGGTTGACGATTACCTAAAATTAAAAGAATATCCAAGTAAATTGGTAGCCTGTCACTTTCAGGCAACCGCATTGCCTGATCCAATAAACCCCTCCGAAGAAACCACAGAACAAATATGGAAAGAAATCATCGAGGCTGGCTTTATTCCGATAGAGGCCTTCTTTCAACACAGGTATTATAATCCGGTAAATGCTAAGTTTGGGTTTATTGATTGTACGATCAGGAGCGCAAAGCCGTCCATTAAAACTTTAATAGGTCTTTATCAGCATTGTGCGGCGTCTATTTGCGTTGCGTCCGGAAATTTACCGGTAAGCCTCGCAGTTATGCCTGGAAAAACACTGTATCTGCAAAAATCTTATAGCATAAAATGCTATACAAAACAGGATATTGCAACCATTGACATTAACAAATACGAGGAAGGAAGCGTAAAAGAATGGCTCGACAAATTATAGAAGATCCTACCGAGTTGGGTTATTCAGGTTGGGGCGCTGGGAGTATCGGAGAAAAGGATTGGAAGGCTATTAAGAAAATCATAGAGGACTACAATGTGACCAGCATCCTTGAGGTTGGAGTGGGACTTTCAACCTTCTTAATGTCTCAAATGGTTCCGGTGTATGTCGGGTACGATACTCTCCAAAGACACTTAGATTGGATGAAGCCTCGGCTTCTGAATCATGTAGAACTAAGACTGTGGGACGGAGAGGAACCGTTTGATCCTGGTGCTGACTTTGATATGGCCTTTATCGATGGTCCTACCGGAGCGTTTAATCGCAAACCCAGCTTTGTGAGTGTGCTTGGTCGGGCAGAGATTATATGTATTCACGATGCAGGTGATATCTGGAGAGAAAAGTGGAGATTTAAGCTTGATCCTAAAGGCGAATATAAAGCGATTTTCCCTGGAAGCAGATTTTCAGCATGGAAAAAAAGGAAAATGAATGGCTAAATACGCTTTCGTTGTTTCAGACAGCGGTTATACATACGGGATAAATGCCCTTATTAATGGACTTAAATATTATGGGAATGATGTTACTTTCCATCATTTGTATTGGGGGCCTAAAGCGGAAGCGTGGTCTAAGTCTGTTCAAGGCTCTGGTAAGTTTGATTTTAAATCCATAAACTTAAAAGACTTGGTAAATGATCCGAGATACCCAAAAAAAACAGGAAAAATGAGTCCAGCCTGGGTTTGCAAATTCTATCGTTATTTCTATTGTGCTTTGGAACTTTCCGAATATGACGCGGTTTGCATAATGGACGCCGACATGATGGTGGTTAATAATATTATGCAATGGTTTGAGGTAGCTGCGTGTTCGGATAAATTAATTATGCCAAACAACGATATGTCACCACAGCAACATGATTGCTATGCTGTTGATGATATAGGCGGGGGCTCGAGTCCACCTGTTCACAATATGCCTCTTTTCTTTCGACCCTCCTCTACGACAAAATCAATATTCCTTTCTCTCCTTAGAATAAGCGAGGAAAGGCAAATATCTGACATGGCGTCTATAAATCACGCCATTATAGAAGCTGGGCAGATGGATAACATATTGATATTGCCAAACTACTTATGGCTGATATCGGTTCAGTATAATGTTCGCTTGGCTCTTCGGGAAATTGGAGATTTGAGATACTTGCTGCTACACAAAAGCGGCGATAAGGTTAATTCAGTTCATAGGCCGTGGTGGTCTCCAGACTACTGCAAAAAATTTATCGAGGGTTGTTCTACTGAGCTAACCTGGGGTATTTCTTTTAATAATATCACTCTATTTTGGGATATGCTTTGTTTTTTTAACACTCAGCTTTACCACAAAATTCCATGGGATATAGAGTTCCCGGAGGTAAAAGCATGGAAACAATAGAGTGTAGTATGTGCGGAAGCACCTGTGAAGCTAAAAAAGCCACAACCCTTATGGAATTCCAGCTTTGCAACTGGTGTGGCTGGTTAATGAAAAGTACAGTGAGTTCGATGGTTCTGAGCCGGAACATGAAAATTTTGTGGGGAAACCGGAGCCTTGAGAAAAGGGATTGGGTTGAGCTAAAGGATTTTTTAAAAATCAACGATATTCGATCCGTTCTGGAATATGGAGTAGGGCTTTCCACCGAATTGTTATTATTGGAGGGGTGTCAGGTATTTAGCTTAGAGTGTATTGATTTCTATGCTCGCATGTTTTGCAGGAAGGTCGGGCAAAACGTACTTCATTATGAAGCAGAACACGGACCGCCGGAATTGTCTGAAAAGTATCCGTTTTCTTTGATTGATTCTCCAAAAAACGGAAGAAAGAAAGAAGCGGAACACGCTATCCGACACACCACTCGTTTTATTTATATGCACAACCCTTTACAAGATCAGATAGACGTTCTGGAGCCTGCTGGCTGGGTTCCAATAACATCTTTAAGTCAATACCATGGGTACTATCGTTTTTATGAAAGGAAGGCAAAAAGTGGACTTGCATAGTGGGATTTTAGATTTTGGACAAAATTTCAGAGAAGTTCTTTCTGGAAATCACAATCACAGGTCGGGTTCTTTCTTTACAGCCCCTCTTATGTATTGCTGGGCTAAACAAATAAAGGCCAAGAAAATACTTGAAGTGGGTGTTGGTTCAGGAGGCGCATCTTACTGGCTTGGTCACGCAGCACAAGAGCTGGACGGAAAATATTTTGGTATAGAATTGCACGAAGGCCGGGTTAAGGCACTGTCTGAGCTTATGGACACATTTAAAATAAATCATCAAATATGGGCCATGGATAGCTTAAAGATGACGGATGAGTTTATAGGGAAACATATAGGCAGAATCGACCTTGCCTATTTGGACGGAAACCATAATCTTGAGTCAATTTGGCACGAAATAACAACTATATGGCCTTATTTGAGAATCAACGGCTATGTTTTTATACACGACATCCACTCAGTTTCAAAGGAGGGTTGGGCGAAAGTTAAGTCCGAGTTTGAAGAAACTTTTGAAATATTTGGTAATTCGGGAACCGGTGTTGTGAGAAAGTTAGCAGAAAAAAGGAAATAAAATGAGCAAAATCGGAGTTTTAATAACATCACACCCAGGGCATAAGATATTTATTAAAGAAACCTTAAAGCACTATGCAGAAATAGCAAAGCTGCATCCGGTTGTTTGGGGTTGGGACAGCACTCCTGATACTTTCAGGCATGAATTGCCAGACAATATTGAGCTTATGCCTTTGGGTAGAAGATACGGCCTTCAGGAAGGGGAAAGGCTGCAATTATTAAAAGGAGCTGAAAAACTCAAAGAAAAGGGCTGTGATTATATGCTGAAAACAGCCGGGGATTACATTATCAGGAAACCAGACAGCTTAAGCCTGCTTATCGAGTATATGGGAGATGATGATTTCTTGTCTATGCACGCACAACCAAGAGAGTATGCTCTCGGAACAGCGATCTTTTTTTGTAAAACCGAGGCTCTTATCAAAATTATAAATTATGTTGCTGAAGGCGGAACCGTCTCTATTCCTATTAAATCCGGGCAAGTAGTACCCAAAACAATAGAGTGCCAATTAGGAGTATCGCTTAAAGAAAACGGATATAATCGTGCGACACAACTAAGACCATGGTGGGGTGAAATTATAGGGCTTAGGGATCTTCAAAGAGAATGGATTATGAAAACAGGTAAAAAGATGGGAGCTGCTTGGGAAGAGGGCCAAAAAGAATACGACTTAACCGAGGAACAGTTAAACCAACTATAAGGGGTAAATATGGGAAAATCATTAGTATTATCAGCCTCAAACGGATACCAGCAGGGGGTAATAGCTTTTCTAAACAGCTTTGAACACCATCACCCGGATACCGATATTAAAGTGTATCTTCTGAACCTGAACATGGGAGACCCTTTCTTGGACGAGCACGTAAGGCATAGAAAGTATGTCGAAGTCGTGTCTCTTGATTGGGTGAATTACGCCGGTCAGAAAAATACTGCTTGGAGCACCAAAATTCCAAGATTCAAGTTTGCAGCCGAGCTTTCCGGTCAGGTGTTAGTGTGTGACGCAGATATGTTTTTTTGTAGAAATATCGATATGTTCTTTGATGTTGCAAAAGCTGGGTTTATTGTCGGTGGTTCAAACGGGTCCAACTTTTATTTCGGTGAAGCCTATGCTGAAAAGTGGGGTGAACCGATAGACTGTTTCTGGACAAAAACCCTTGGAAGTGTGCCAACTTGGATGGATGTGGATATATACGGTCATATATGGAAAGGAGTTTATGATTCTAAGTTCAGTGATAAGAACTTCTGTGATTTTGAACTGTTAAATATTTTACTAATAAAGAATGTCGATCCTGATAAAATCATAGTTTTACCGTCTCAGCAGGTTACAGGGTTACATCATTTTCAATTAAGACCGGACACAAGGGTTTATAGAAGACGCGGAGAGCTTGTTACGGCTGATGGCCTTGAAGTCTTAATGGTTCACGGAAAGTGGTGGCAAGAAGGTTGGGTCAACAATATGATGAAGGTTATGGAGAAATACTGCGCTGGGAACGAAAAATGCTTAAAAGGCGCTAAAGATAGCTGGAATTTACTTAAAAGCGAGTTTAAGAAATGGGAAAAGGGTGAAAAAAATGAAATTTAAACATTTAATAATAGGGGTTCTTGTTGGATTGCTTCTTGGTGGCGGTGTTGTATTAGCTGCGAAATGGTCCGATTTTGAAGAATTAACATCTGGCAACATAGCCGATGGAGACGATTTTCTTATAAGAGATGTGTCAGATACACCCCCGGCTACCGGAAACCAAAAAAGATATAGTTGGGCTTCATTTAAAACTGATTTGGGCTCTGCTGATTTTACCTTGTCTGCTGATGTTGACATGGAGATGCTAAACGATGTTACGGGTGAGGGTAATTCTGGATATATTCTCGAAGATGATGGAGATGGATCTTACAGTTTTACCAATACATTAGATGTTACTCTTGGCGGATTTACAGCGACAAGGACTTTGGTGTCGGATGGAAGCGGGGATGCAATAGTTTCTTCTGGAATTACTCTTGAAGGTACAACGGCGATTGACTTAGACACGCCTGCAAAAGCAAGAGGAGCGATGATATTTAACAATGCTAATAGCGTTCTTGATATTACTTTACCACCAGCGGCTGCTGGATTAGAGATATGGGCTTATTCTCTTTATGCACAGGTTGTAACTATTGATGTTGATGATGGCGTTGATATTATTCTTCTCAATGGGGCAAGTGTGGGTGCTGGAGATTCTATTGATTCTCCAGGAACAGTTGGAGATTATATTCATCTTGTAGCTATAGATGGCACTTTTTGGGTAACTCTTGAACAATCTGGCGTATGGATTGATGGGGGGCCTTAATGAAGAAATATGTATTAGTTGTTATATCGCTCTTGTTTTTATTTTTGGGAACAGCAATAGGTGCTAATTATCCGCTTGAAATTGTCAGACCAGAGGCATCTGGAACAATTGGCTCAAGAGACAGAATACATAAAGCATATCCAGGTCTTACTTATACTATTAGAGTAGCTGTGTATGGAGGAACTTATCCTTTTACTTATGCTTTAAATAATGAGCCAAGCGGAATGACCATAGATACTGATACGGGGGTAATAACCTGGCTTAATCCGCAAAGTAATTCTGGAACAATAACCGTTACAGTAACCGATGCAGAAAGCTCAGACGATAGTGCAAGTTGGGTAATTACAGTGGGGACAAGCGGGTTTTATTTTGTAGAAGCATCTGCGGGTAGCGGGGGTGATGGAACTATTGGTGATCCGTGGGATGATTGGAATGATTTTTACTTTGGGAAAACAGATAGTACATATGATGGGGCTATGATCTATTTTAAAGATGGGACTTATGATTATCCTTCTCAGTATCCAGATGATACAGCAGGAAGTTCTAATCGTTTATGGATTGGCTCTGGAAACCCAAGGATATTTTTAGCTTATCCAGGCGAAACAGCAGTTTATTTTGATGGGGAACGATCGGGCGAAAGAATTCATCTTTTTTCACTTCAGAGCAATATTTATTTTAGTGGAATCAATTTTGTTCGAGGATATGGTTTTAATATTGAACAGAATGCCGGTAATTATTTTTGTGTTCAGGATTGCACTTTTGATGATATAAGCGGATCAGGCAGTTCTTCAAATCAAGCTGCAATAAGTTTTAGAGTTGATGCCCCTAATGATGGCAACGAACCTCCGGTGAGTGATTCTGGGTTTACATTATATCCTGTTATACAGAATTGCACTTTTACAAATATTCTTATTAATGAATGTGGAATAAAAACTTATGGGATAAGATATGGAGTAATTTCTGATAGCAGTTTTGAAAATATTGGTGGTGATGGGATTGATCTCAAATCTACTACTGATAAAACGATGATTAGACACAATACATTTACAGACATAGATAATGATGGTGTGATTCTACGAGCACAATATTATTCCCACAATACAGACATTTCTTTTAATTATTTTGATGATACATCAATGCAAGTTGGGGGTTATGAAGGCACGGCTGGGCCAGGCTTAACTTATTTTTATAGAAATACACTTGTAGGCACTTTATTTTTTAGATTCATAGATAGTGGTGATGGGCCAGTTTATATTTCAAACAATGTTATTATAAATTCAGACCCAGCCGACCACATTAGAGATGAAATAGGGGAACATGAGACTATTACAGCAAATATGTCTGTTTTATCAGATAACTTAATGGGGGAATCGAGTGATAATATTGTTGATTCTAACGGGGAGCTTTTAGGCACATATAGGGAGCAATATCTTGGATCAAGAGGGTGGGAGCTTGGGGAACCTGAAGATATTATATCAATAACTCTTGGTGGGTCTGAAACAGTGATAATGGGGGGTAGTCAAACATTAACAATACAATAGGTTAAATCATGCAACTTGTATTAATAGACATAGGAAATTTAAACATCTTAATTAATGAAACCTATGATGTTGTAGCTCGCCAGGAAGACGATGTTGGTTTGGCTACTACTGGATATGAAGGCTACAGAGTGGTTAAAATTACAGGGATTAGCGTGGCTCAATATGATGAGATAGTAAATGCCAAAATTCCTGAAAAAAGAATAGCATATAAACCAATTTCTGTACCGTCTAAGTGGACATTCATAGAACCGGAAGAGGGTAATATTGAACAGCAAAAGATGGTTTGGTTGAATACAGATAACAAATGGTATTTTCTGGAGGATAGACCAAAATATTCAATAAACGTTCCTTTTAGTGTTCAGGGCATAGGCGATCTTGATAATATAACAATTCCGGCTAATGTTAAATTACAACTGATTAATTCAGTATCCAGGGAAAAGATACATTTGAAATCTGTTAATATGACTGATGTGAAGGATTTAAACTAAATGCCAGCACCAGTATTCTATAGTGTTTCAATGTTCGGAACTGGGAGTGTTGAAACCGGAGACGGAACCATTACTATCAGTGGTGGCGTTGCTTCGCTTTCCGTTCCGCAAACAGGCAATATTGGCGTTGGCGTTGAGATAGAATACAACTCCTTACACGCTTATATTGCACCCAACAGGATAGCTTTTACAGGCGGTGGTACAGTAGAGCTTTTACCGGATACTAAAATTGAAGATAATGTGTCAGGGGCTACTGGAATTGTAAGATTTGTCGAGGTAACCTCTGGTACATGGGCTGGGGCGGATGCTGCGGGATGGATATACTTTGAAAAAACTACAGGAACTTTTGGTAGCAGCAATCAGATAAACCGAACAAAGCCTACAGCTTCAAGTGATATTTGTACTACGAACGGAAGCCTTGAAGGTA